CTAAACAGTACACCGTTCTCTGGGTCACTGCTAACAAACCATAGAGCTACGCTATCAGTTTTAGGGTGTAGTTCAATCCTGTAGCATTCACGCTTAGTTCTTTCCATTATCGTTATCCTTTTATGCTAAGTTAGTACATAGAAGATTATAGAAGATGGCGAGGAAGGTGTAAACCCCTGTAATATATGACATATAAGATATAGAAGATTTATAAGATTTTTATTAGTATTTCTTAACCCCATTGGCTTAGCACTACTACCGAAGCCTGATTGTCTCATGATGTAATGAGCTAACCCAATGACCCTATCCCAATGACCCCTATTTTTACCCCCACATCTTATAAATCTTCTATGGATTATAAATGAACAAAATCAAACACTTAGACCTTCTATGAAATCTTCTAAATCTTATATGTACTGTTTTAGCATCATTGGAGAAAAACATTGATACCTTCTTTGGTGAAAACATACGTTAACGCCAATGATCCAAACCACTTGTCTGTCTGCATATTGTTAACGCGCTGAAGATAGCCAAACTTCTCATACTCTTGTAAGCACTTCTCGATAGCTTTCATTTGCCCTTGGTTATCTTGAGCAAACGGCTTGTAATTCTTAACTGCATTGCTCAACACAGATTTGGTTATGCAACCCTTATCTCTATACATTTGCATCGTCGCGCTAATCGTGGGTAAGTCGCCAGTAATATATCGTTTGAAATATTTCTTTATGATTTCCATTTGCTTGTCATCATGCGTTGGTGCCTCGTCATTGCCTATTTCGCCACGCTCAAACTTGCCCATTAGATTAAACACGTCTGTCATGCAAAGAGAGTTTGCCCACAAGACCATATCGGGCGTGACGAGCGGCTGGATATTGTGCGTCGAGATTGCCAAAAGAGCTGCGATCTTAAGCACCTTCAAATGATGACGGTTCCACAGACCAAGTATGATCTCGTCCTTTATCTTATTGATCTTGGTCTTATCAACGTAGAGCCGGATTTGATTGGCGACATCCATTGCTTCTTTAGTGAACGGAACATCGATAACTTTGTTCTGCTGATTGAGCTGCATAGAGTTTTCAGCCACAGACTTGATGACAGATCGTAGTTCAGGACTGACACGAGCAAGTGAATGCTGTTCGTTGTAATCGACGCGGTCGCCAAGGTAATCGACAATGAGAAAGCGCGGGATAAGCCCTTGGACGACGTGAGCTTCGGTCAAGCTCTCATAGAAGGTTGAAGGCACGCCCTCGCCAAGCCAGGACCACGCCGGGGCGAGAATGCCCTCAATGTTGTTCTTCTTGTCGGCGTGAACCTGCGGACGATAGACGGCCCCATGATGCGACTTGACGAACAATTCGAGCACACTGCCTTTAAGCTGTTCTTCGGCGGGGCTGGCGTTCTCTGATGACATGCGCTTTAGCTTAATGCCGATCTCGCCGGTTATTGTCAGGCAGCACGGCACGGGCATTTCAGACAGGTAGCGCTCAAGTCCTGCACCCGACGCGGCTGTACGTGGTCCGGCAAAGTTCATGATTGAAGGGAATTCGGCTTCATTGGCGACAGCGCTAAAGATTTGCTCGATAGCTGCCGACATGCTTTCTTTACCGCGACCTGTAGCAGCCACGAGCATGATATAGAGATTGAGGCCGGTATTGGATACGTTGTAGGCGCGACCACATAGACCAGCCATCAATGCCAGGGACGCGCAAATACCCATCTCGCGAACCGGATAAGGCGCACGATCAAGCGTGAAGTCCATTATGAGTTTCATTGCGTAAGGCGGATCAATTCGACGCCAGATATCGAGGTCAAAGCCATCGATAATGTTTGGACCCGACACGGCGTCACGATCTGCGGAAACTAGCGCCGTGCCGGGTTGCGAGCCAGTTTCGGGAGGAGGTAAAACCGTTGCCGCGCTATTCATACTATTGATTATTGCGCTTAGGTCAATGGGCGGAAGCGTTAAATCGAATGCGCGCTTGTAAGTATATTCCATGTACTTGTCACGCATAGCTTTTTCACGGTCGCCAAGGATTGACGAGCGGAACATTCGAACCATTTGCGGGATATGGCCGGAGTGATACGCCAGGAAATTCATTAGTGCTTGGTCGGCTCGTGACCAGTCACCATCATAATCCGACTTGTCGCCTTGCCAGAGCCGAAGGAACTTGTCGCCGTTTTGCGCACTGCAAATCTGTGTGAACAGGTCGTCATCTTCGACGGATTGCGTTGGTTTACCGGCATAGATACTTTCGTTTTGCGAAGCTGCCCCCATTTGGGTCCATAGAATGTCTATAAGCTCTTGCCGTTCATTGATCACGCTCTTACCGTCAAAGATATTTCCCGTGAACGTGAAGTACCGAAGATTGGAATAAACCTCTACAGCTTCACGCTTGCGGCCATGCTCAACTTTCGCCTTGACGATGATGTGTAAGCCAAGACCAGACGGCGACAGCTCACTATAGCTATCCATTGCCTTAAATATCTTCTTTTGGCGCGCAAAGGTATCTGCATCTGTCTCTGGTTTAACATCTAAGTCAATACCACAGTATGGGTCCGCGTAGCTGAAGACGAAACCTATGCCGGAGTAGTTGCCCACAACGGCGACGGCTTGTTCAAAGCTAGACCACGTTGTGGGGTCGGCATGTGAAGCCATACGCCCGGTCTTTGCATCATAGGGCACTTTGGTTTCTTTACCGGTATCCGTAAGCTCTAACCGCCAGCAGACCCATTGATTGAGCACCTGCAATTCCGCAGGGATATTATGATACGACATTAAATATTCAACTCCGCACCAGAGAGCGCTTTATACAATTGCTCAACCATGGTGCATTGATATCCACCATTACCGCGTTGGGTCTTGAATTTGTGCAGCCAACCTATTTTAAGGCCGGATCGTTTGGAAAGTTCCTTAAGAGTTAAATTGCTTTCTAATACAAGTTCTCGTGTTTTTTCTTCAAGTCGGCTCAACATGTGGGGATTGCCTCAAATAGCTGATTTGATATAGTGCCTGTCTAGTCGAGCCCCCCAAATCAGTCAACCATATTTTCACGTACATCAAAAATAGTGATTGACACGTTCAAACGTGACCTATAGATTTTGATTATTCACAACGCACAAAGGATTTGCGGATTATGTCACTTGATTGGAATGCGGCTCTGAGAGCTAACAACTACCGCGCCGAACTGATTAAGAACTGGCGCGAAGCCGCTAAGATCAGTAAGCTCGCTGTCGAGACTGAACGCGCATTGCGCGCTGAAGTCATTGCAACGTATTCGGCTCACGCTGACCCGAACGATCTGCACGCCAGCATGGAAAACGTCAACCTGCCTAACGGCGAACTGCTGAAAATTCAACACAAGGTTGATTACAGGCTCGACGCAGACGGCGACCTTGTTGAAAAGCAGCTCGACCTTATCGAGAAAAGCCAGGAAGGCGGCAACGTCATTGCCGAGCGCCTCGTTGCTTGGAAGCCTGAAATTTCCATCAAGGAATACAAGCTCCTTAACGCTGTTCAGAAGGCGCTCATTGACAAAGTGCTGACAATCAAGCCAGCTTCTAAGTCCATTGAAATCAAGTAGAGGCTGACATGAACGAGCGGGATTTGAGGGAAGCCTCTTTGCTGGCTTCCGTCTACGGGGCTAAGTGCCTTGTGTACGGCGGGCCAGGTGTCGGCAAGACACCAATCATTAACACGGCCCCCAATCCTGTCTTCTTGGCAGTCGAGCCCGGTATGATGTCAATGCGCGGCTCTAAGGTGTTGACCTATGAGGCTGACACATGGGTTAAGATCACTGAATTCTTTTCGTGGTTTCATACCTCGAACGAGAGCAAGAAGTTTGACACGCTTGGCACGGACAGCATTAGCCAGATTTGCGAGATTTATCTAAGGGACAACCCTTTGAAACTGTCGCACGGTTTGCAGCTCTACGGGGCCATGGCTACGGCGGTTTACGACATAATGCATAGGCTGTTCTACATGCGGCAGAAACATATGTATTTGATCTGCAAACAGCAAGAGCCGGATAAGGACGGCTTGACTAAGAAGCGTCCTTACTTTCCCGGCAACGATCTAAACATTCGCGGCCCGCATTTGTTTGACATGATCCTTCATGTTGATAAGTTCCACATTCCCGGCGCACAAAACAACCCTAATCGTGCGTTCCACTGCCATTCGGCTACAGATGCTATTTGCCGTGATCGGTCCGGCACTCTGTACGAATACGAACCGGTTAATTTGACTAACCTGTTCCACAAGATCATGACCAACCAACCACTAGAAGGAAATCTCGTCACATGACTGGCTTTACGCTCAACACAGACTTTTCAACCATTCAGCCTTCAGAAGGCGGGGGCCGCTCTTACTTCCCTGTCTCTGATAGCAAGGGCTGGCTTTGCGCCTTCGAAGATGACGAAGAAATCACGACCAACAAGGGCACGCCAAACGAAGGTAAGGCGCTGGCTATCACTGTCAAGGGCCTCGAAGGCGCCGTAACCGGCAAGCTGCATACGATGCAATTCAACATCGTCAACAATCAGTATCCAAAGACTGTTGAAATCGCGATTTCCGAACTGTCTGCAATGGCACACGTTACCGGGCACACGCGCGTCGGCAAGGTGACTGAATGGAAGGGTATCCCGTTCCGCCTCGTCATCATTGAAGAAACCGGCCCAAGTGCGCGACCGGGACAGACCAAGCACGCCAAGATACTGACGGCCAATGGGCAGACCGCTATCGAGGCTGCACACGGTGTCGGCGCTGGTGGACAGCAGAGCGGCGCGGCGGCTGCATTCGGCGGCGGGGGAAACGCTGGCAATCAGGCCCAAAATCAGCCGGCTACGGGGCAGGGCGGCGGGGGCTTCGGTAACCAGGGCGGCGGCGGCTCGACGGCGTTCAACCCCGACACGCAGGGCAAACCCGCCGATGGTGGTTTCCAGGGCGAGCAGGGCGGCGGCTTCAATGGCGGCGGCGCGGCTTCAGGCGGCAATCAACCGGGTTGGGCTAAGTAATTCGCTAGCTAGCGGTAATGCGTACAGTTAGCGATAGGGGCAATGCTGAAGGTTCGTCCACAAGCATTGCCCCGCCTAATTAGAGGAACACATGTTAGACCTTACAGCCCCCGGCGCACTTGCATTAGCTGCCGATCAAATCAAAGCGCAGATTGACGAAGCTGGCGAATTACCGGCTCGCTTTAGTTGGCGTATTAAGCCTTCGTCATTAGGCGGCGAGTGCGTTGCTCGCATCTGGTATGCATGGCGTTGGGCTTCGAAGCGAACAACGCCAGGAAGGCTTGCACGGACCTTTGATCGCGGCAACGAAGCCGAAGCGCGCATGTGTGCTTACATCCGCAAAGCCGGTTGGGTCATTATGGACGAAGACCCCGAACGGCTGCACCTGAAGAAAAAGCAATATAAGGCCAAAGCACTTAACAAACATCTGGCTAGTTTCATTGATGGCCTTTGCTACCATGAAGAACATACAGCCTTTATGTTTTGGCTTCTTGAGCTTAAGACCATGAGCCGGGGCCGCTTCAATCAGTTGATTGCCAAGCGAAGCGTACAACAAAAAGAAAACCAGTATTACACACAGTTACAGATTTACATGCATTTGATGCAAAAGCCGTATTGCTTGTTCGTTGCTGAATGCACGGAAGACCAAGAGATTTACACAGAAGTCATTCCCTATAATGCCGAGGTCGCGCTTAGAGCGCTTGAACTTGGCACTATTGTTATGACATCAAACATTCGCCCCGCTCGTGTCGCTGAAACGCCTGCCTTTGGTGTGTGCAAGAGCTGCGAACATTTGCCGGTCTGTCACCTTGGCGCGCGTGCCGAAAAGAATTGTCGTTCCTGCCTGCATATCGAGGCTATCGACGGTGGACAATTCAAATGCAATAAATGGAATGCCACTATTCCAGGGGAAGCGGAAATGCTACAAGGTTGCCCTGAACATGAGGGCATTAAGTGATAACACTACGTTACTACCAACAAGACGCTATCCAATCCATTTACGACTATTACAGCCGCCCGTTTGATATGCCCACAATCGGGCACAACGGCGGACCTCCAATTGCACCGGAACGTAACCCGATTGTCGCTATGCCTACAGGTACGGGCAAGAGCCTCGTGATTGGCGGCTTTGCCTACGACGTGTTGAACCGTTGGCCGGGGCAGCGCATTATTATGGCCACTCACGTCAAGGAATTGATTGTTCAGAACGCGGCCAAGATTAACGAGATGTGGCCCGGTGCGCCTCTCGGCATTTATTCTGCTGGCTTGAAACAGAAGGACGCAACCCAACCGTTGATTTACGGTGGCGTGGCTTCCATGGTCAACAATCCGTTGCTGTTCGGCTGGCGTGACTTGATGCTAGTGGACGAGGGCCATTTGATCGGCCATAACGCCGAAGCGCAATATCAATTGCTCATTCGCGGTCTGCGTTCAATCAACCCGAAAATGAAGATCGTTTGCTTTACGGCCACACCCTATCGTATGGGAATGGGCTATCTCACAAACGGCAATATCTTTACTGACTTCTGCTACGACATTACCGGGCTTGAAGCTTTCAACAAACTGATTGCTGAAGGCTGGCTTTCGATGCTCATTCCGATACCGGATATTGTGGGCATGTCGCATGATGGTCTGCACACAAGTTCAAATGGCGACTACGTGCAGAAGGAAATAGAAGAACGGGCCATGCGGATTACCCGCGAAGCGCTCGACAGTGCCATACGGTTCAAATCGAGCCGTCATAGCTGGCTTGTGTTCGCCAGCGGTATCGATCACGTTTACCAGATACGTGACATGCTCATTGCGCGCGGCGTCTCGGCTACGGTCGTTCACACTGGCACGAAAGATCATCCGCTCACTGACAAAGAACGCGACGACAACATTGCTGATTTCAAGCTAGGCAAATACCAAGCAATCATCAATTACGGCGTTCTGACAACTGGCTTTGATCATCCTCCTATTGACTTGATTATTATGCTACGCATGACTAAGAGCGTTCCTCTTTGGGTCCAAATGCTTGGACGAGGAACAAGACCATTTGACGGCTCGTTCATGTTCCCGCCAAAGAAGAACTGTATTGTTCTCGACTTCGCTCGAAACACTATGAGATTGGGGCCTATCAATGATCCGGTCATTCCTGTTCGCAAGGGTCAAGGCAAAGGCGATGCACCGGTTAAGGTTTGCAAACATTGCGGCACTTACAATCATATTAGCGTGCGCTTCTGTTGTGGTTGCGGCGCAGAATTTGACTTCGAAACTAAGGTTATCTCTCTCGCCAGCAGTGCAGCACTTATTAGAAACAACGAAGATGCACCCGCCCCTATCTATAAACGTTACCCGGTGCGCAGTGTGTTTTATTCCCGCTATACCGGGAAGAATTCAGGGCTTGACACGTTGCGAGCAACCTATCAAGTCGAAGGCTTGTCACTTCCCATTCACGAGTACGTATCTATTGAAGGCGAAGGCCGCGCCGCTGTTCACGCCGCCGATTGGTGGATGCAACGAAGCGCGGTTGATGTGCCCACAACGATAACCGGCGCTCTTCAATTGCTTGGCTCATTGCGCAAGCCTGCTAACTTAGTCATATGGGAAAACCCCCCTAATGGCTTCCCCAAAATCGAAAGGTCGGAATATGTCTAAGCCGCAAGCCTTTGGCGACCGTATGGAGCTAGTCAGTAAGCTAGCCGAGAATATCACAAGCCAGGTAATCGAAAGCATTCGCGAGATGGCGCAAACCTGCATTCATTGCGAACACTTTGACGAAGAAAAGGAATTGTGCAAGCTAGCGGGAAAACGTCCCCCGGCTCGCGTGATTGCTTTCGGTTGTGAAAACTTTCAAAACATCATCCCATTCTAATGGCGGTAAAGAAAATGTCACATTGTATGCTAGACTTCGAAACTTGGGGCAAAAAGCCAGGATGCGCAATCCGGTCTATTGGCGCGATTGTCTTTGACCCGCTTGACTGGTCTGTGTGGAAAGAATTCTATCTAAACGTTGATGACACTATCGGCAAGCAACTCCCATCCACGGTCCAATGGTGGTCGGAACAGGACCAAGCCGCGCAAGCCATATTCACTGACCCGACATTGCCTCGTGTTTCCTTGCAAGAGGCCATGAAGTCGTTCCGGGAATTCTACAAGTTCTTTGAATGTCATTCCATATGGTCGCATGGCTCTGTGTTCGATGTGCCTATCGCGGAATGGTGCATGGATCAAACATGGGTTGCGCATCCTTGGAACTTCCAAAGCATTCGCGACACTCGCACGCTGTTCGCCTTGTGCAAGGGCATTAAGCCTGTTCCACACAAACACTATACAATCAAGCACCACGCCTTGCACGATGCTGCCAATCAGGCGTATGCTGTAACTGAGGCTTATGCACAGCTAGGATTGTTGATCAAATGAAACGGCCCGGTAAGCGTGAAAAGGAACAAGAGATTGACCTGTTAGCGGCGCTTCGTTTTGTGAGCGTTGCGCAGACGGCGGAAGGCAAAAGTCCGTATATGATGCACTGCGCTTTCCGCGAAAACGAGGTCGTAGCATTCAACGGCATTTTGACTGCTGGTTTTCCGGTTATCGAAAGCTTGGCCGGTTGCCCGCATACGTTCAAGCTTATTGCAGCACTCTCGCAAGTTCGCGGCGCTTATTCCATGGTGTTGCTCGACACGCTTCAGCTATCGGTAAGATCAGATCGCTTTAGTGCTCTTGTTCCCTGCATAAAAGCCGAGATGATTGACCAAGTTCGCGGCGACGGCCCGAACATATATCCGCTTGGTAACAGCTTCAAGAATGCTGCGGAGATGGCCGGAGCCTATTGTACAGACGGCGCGACGACTGTAGTTGGCGCGGCTATCTTGACGCAACAATGGTCTCTTATGGGGTCCAACGGCACAAGCGGATTTATCGAGGCACTCACGGGTTGGGAAATGCCTTCCGGGCTGGTTATCCCTAAGAGCTTTGTCAATGCCGCTGCGAAGATCAACATGGATATCAGCGGTTTCTCATTCTCTGAAGGCTCATTCACGCTTTACTTTGAAAACGGCGCTTGGCTTAAGACGCAGCTTTACCAAGAGTCTTATCCGAAGATTGAACGCGCATCCGACTTCATGAACAACGCAACGCCTGTAGCGATACCAGCCGAGTTGTGGACGGCGATTGCTGCTGTTGCCCCGCATAGCCCGAACAAGCAACTGTTCTTTGCCAACAATCAAGTGCGATCACATCCGACAAAGATTGAAGGCGCGCAACACGAGTGCGATGGCTTACCGTTCGTGTGCGCCTTGTCGCTGAAGGTCTTGTTGCCAGTTCGTGACATGATGGTCAAAGCCGATTGGACGACGCACAACGATATGGTAGTCTTCTACGGCGACCAAGTGCGAGGACTGCTTATGAAGATCAAATGGAATGGTGAAGTCTAGTGTTCTTTGATGAGCCGCTTATAGCCCGCAAAGACGCGCGAATTCGACAACCGCCGAAAGTTCCCGAAACCGGTTGGAAGCCACTACAGCCACACGAATGGCCGAACCTTACCGGTGCTCGTTATATCTCCTACGATACCGAGACTAAAGACCTTGGCCTTATTGATCGTGGTCCAGGTTGGGCGCGCGGCGATGCTCACATTGTGGGCATATCAATGTGTGCAGAAGCGAACAACGGCGAACGTATCCAGTTCTATTTACCAATGCGGCATGAATTCGACACGACGGAAAACCTTGATCCTCAAAACGTGCTTCGCTACACGCATCATTGTCTATCGCAGCCGTGCGACAAGATCGGGGCTAACCTTACCTACGACAACGGCAACCTTCAGTCCGAAGGCGTGACTATCAACGGTCGGTTGTTTGATGTGCAATTTGCCGAAGCCTTGCTCGACAATGAAGCCGAAGTTGCCTTAGGAGAGCTTGCCCACAAATACCTACACGCGGGCAAAATCACGACGGAATTATACGACTGGATTGCGCAAGCCTATCCGAATACACCGCCGAAGTACAGACGCCGCGACATCTATAGAAGCCCCGCTAGGCTGGTAGGCCCATACGCAGAAGCCGACGCAAGCTTGCCCCTTGACGTATGGAAACAGCAAGAGCGCAGCATTCACGCGCAAGACCTGGGTTATGTGTTCAGGCTCGAATGCGATCTTATCCCGATGATGCTTGCAATGCGCCGACGCGGCGTTCGCGTTGACCTCGATTACGCACAAAGGCTCTACTATGAACTACTCAATGAAACGCCGCTACTGTTCAAGAAGGTTAAAGATCAGTTTGGTTATACCCTTCCGTCTACATCGTCTAATGATCTTGGCAAATTCTTCGAACGCGTCGGCATTACGGTTCCTCGTACGGAAGAGGGGAATTATTCGGTTCGTAAAGAATGGCTCGCGGGGTTGGAGCATCCGGCTGGCGAAATCGCTAACACCATTCGCGAACACGAAAAGATTTGCGGCACATTCATTAAGAGCTACATGCTTGAGCAAAATACAAACGGCTTTCTCTTTCCGCAATTCCATCAACTACATGGAGATACGAACGGAACAAAGGTCGGGCGGTTCGCAAGTTCCAATCCTAACCTGCAAAACATTCCTTCACGGACGAAACTAGGCAAGCGTGTACGTCAAGCGTTCGTCCCTGACATAGGGGCTCATTGCTGGCGCAAGTTTGACTACTCGCAAGTGCATTACCGTTTGCTCGCACACTTGGCCGTAGACAAAGGCGACGGGTCAGCCGAAGCGCTACGCCAGCGCTATATCAATGACCCAAAGACAGATTACCATATGGACGTTTACCGCAACGTTGCGCCGCTACTTGGTTGGAATACAGACTATGAAATGGTTCCTGTAGATGGTTCTAACAGTAAGTTTGATTGGAATGAAGAGATCAAGATTAAACGCCGTCCGATCAAAAATGTTAACTTCGGACTGCTATACGGCCAAAGCTCTAAGTCGCTTGCGTACAAAGCGGGTTTCACGGCGAAACAGGCGGAAGACTTCTTTGCTGCTTACCATGCCGGAGCACCTTACGTTAGCGCGACGATGGAAGAGATTGGTAAGGAAGTGCAAGCGTTTGGTTATGTCACAACAATAGCCGGAAGACGAATTCGCTTCCATCAATGGGAACCGATCAAGAAGAATTGGGATAACCCGGAACTGCCATTGCTCTATGACCAAGCTATCCGCAAATGGGGGGCCGGGATCAAGCGCGCTTATGAGTATCGAGGCGTCAACTACAAGCTTCAGGGCAGCGAGCCCGATCTAATGAAGAGCGGAATGCGCACGCTCTGGAATAGTGGTGTGTTCAGCGAGATCGGCGTCCCGTCGATTACCGTACATGATGAGCTTGATTGGTCGGTTTGGGATAATTCGGCCCGCTCGCGGGAATGCTACGACTTTGTGCAACACACTATGCAGAACAGTTGGAAGCTTCGTATTCCGGTATTCGTTGACGAGAGCAACGGACCGTCATGGGGCAAGGCTGATTGATTTAAAATAAAGACTTGACCCATTGGCTAAAACGCATTAGCTTAACTCCAACGCAATAGGAGATTGAGACGATGATCAACGTTCCTGACCATGTACAGAATGAAGCCGCTTACGTAGCTGCCGCTTATCGCCGTATTGCAAAGAATGCCATGAAAACCACCATGGCCCGCGTTGCTGCCGAACCGGAATTCCGCGCGGTTATCAACATGATCGAAGCTAAGGGCATGAACGCACCTAAGGAAACTTTCTTTGGTTCGCTCTATGCCGCCTTTAAGGACTATGGCAAGATTTCAGCTGGTCAAGAAGCTGCCGTACTCAAGATCATTGCCAAGGACGCCGAACGTAAGGCCGCCGCTCGTCTTGCTGATGCCGGTTCGGTATTCGTCGGCACGGTCGGCAAGCGCGAAGACTTCACGCTCACGCTTACCGGTGAAGCTCAATATGATAGCATGTACGGCACGCAGTACCTCCACTTCTTCAAGGATGCTGCCGGCAACGTCGTCATCTATAAGGGTTCGAAGAAATTGGCAGTTGCTAAGGGTGAAGAAATCACCTTCAAGGCCACGGTCAAGGCTCATGACGAGCGCGACGGCGTGAAGCAAACCAGCTTGAGCCGCCCCGCCTAAGCTGCGATCGCAGATTTCAGGATCCGCAAATCGACCCGCCAGACGCAGAGAAGGCCTCGTCGCTGTCATGAGCCGGGGCCTTCCTGTTTTCGAGCGCTGCCCCGGTTCCTGCCGGTCGCGGCTCGAGATTTATGGCGTGCCAGTGATGCGGATTGTGCTTGGGTCGGACGTGACCGGCTCTGAGGCGGCGTTGACCACCCGCTTCAGCCAAAGTGCCTGCACTACGTTGTGCGCCATGTCGCCTATCACCAGAGCGGCGGCGAGGTTCGCGGCAGCGACGAAGGTCACACCAGCCGGGGCCGTCGCCTCGTTCGCAACAGTCGTAGCGACACCGGTAGTCGTGCCGTTACCAACGCCAACCGGATCAAGACCAACTGTGATCGTGGTATCAGCGGATGGCGTGTTGCTCAAGATGTAAGCCTTTGCCGCCGCAAGCGTGTCGGTCACGTTGGTATTGTTGACGTAGATGCAGCGATAATCGGTATTACCGGCAAGCGCTTCAGCGTCGGTCACATTATCCCAAAGGTTGTTAAGCGCCGTAGCACTCACCAGCGTTGACGAGATAATGCCGCCAAGCGAAAGCAGCGGGTCGGCGTTGCTCGCACCACCAGAGAGATAGAGTTTGATATCAGCAGAAACAACGGCCATGCCTTGGGTTCCTTAGAAGGTTAGAATTGGAAGGGTGAATATTGCAGTGTAGTTCATCGAAAAATCAGCCACAAGACCAATTCCGCTATCCATGGTGAAATCAGCATGAAACATAGCCGGGTCTTGGACATAGATCGGTATGGCGACATCTGGCGAATTGAGGCCAAAGTCAACGGCGTTTGCGTAGTCGGGCCGCGTAGAGACAAGGTAAAGAGTAGCGGCCCCCATCTTAGCAGGCGTAAGCGCACTTGCGGTTGCCAATGCCAAGTCGAATATACCCGTTGCCGTGCTAAGGTTGTCGTTAGGTATTCCACCAAAGAACCACGCATCTCGGCTGTTCCCTAAGTTGTGGCGAATGCCACCATCGGCATTGTATACCACATAAGCTTGTATAACCGGCATCCAATGATAAAGCGGGTCATCGCCGCCTTGTTCTTTCGGGTCGCTGTCATCATCAGCCAGGGCAATGTTATCGTTGACGCGAGTGCGCAGCTTCCAATCAACAGAGAATGTCGTACCCGCATCAAGGTTGATCGGGCCATTCAAAGTCCGTTGGCCATTGACCCTTGGCTGCACAACACGCAACGGAAGCTGCGCTCTGTTTGTGGGCACTGTGGAAACGATAGGCGAGGCCAAAACATCCGAAGTACGCCCGTTCAAGTCAGTTCCCACAACGGCGTAACGCACGGGGTCGGGATTGGCGGCAATACGACCACCATACAGCTTGGACGTGTCGTTTCCGTCAAAGAACCAAAGCTTGCTTCCTGCGGAATGGTCATGCGCTTGCGTATCGATCAAAGCCCTATGGACACGGTGCAGCGTCCAAGTGCCGTCAACGTTCTTAGTGAGCTGTTCATAGCTCAATATCTCGTCATCAAGGAAGATGATTACCGGCTTCTGTGTGACGTTGCGAATGCGACCAAGCGGCTGTTCTTTGGCAAGAGCGGCCAAGGCAACCGGCGCATTAATCACAATACTTTCAATGACCGAATGCGCCGCTCCATCGGTCGCCAGGATAGGCAAGACGAGCTTTGCCGTTGGCGTGTAGTTCATGTTGTCTTGAAGCAAAATCTTGCGGTCGTAGTCGTAGAGCGCGGCGTGTGCTTGAAAGTTGTTACCGGGCTCGATAAGGCAAACCGCGAAGTCGTAGAGCATACGAGACTGGTAGGTCGCGCCAAGACCTGACCAACGAATGAGCAAGAGCGGAGCCGACACAATGCGGAAATCAGTTGGCGTCTTGACAGTCAAATCAGTAGCAACAGCGTTAGTCGGTTCCGGCGCGCTGAAGTACTTGGACAAGCCAAGGAACTGGTATTGCGACACATCAAGCGCGATCTTCTGGTTATCAAATTCGCGCCATTTATCTACCCACAATGGCAGGCCGGTAATGCCATATTCAGGCCAATTGAGTAGCATCGTGTTGCCCGGTAGGACATTGGCGGCGGATCGATCCATGATCAACGTCATGGTAAGCTTTGGTGACGAACCAACGGCCAACATAAGCAACATAGAGGCGGATGCAACAGCGCCGTCACAAATGCAGGTATCGGTATAGGTGAATTTGTTTATCCGACGCGTTTTAGCCGGAGGCACGGCGGGGTTGGACGCCTTCAACACTGCCGCGACGTAATCGCCGCCACTCAACAGCGGGTCATTGCGGTTGATGTAATCGATTTCGAACATGTCAGGTAAAACAGTCCAATCGGTCTTTTTGTAGGACTGGATTTGCGACACGTTGGAAGGCGTGGCAGTGAGAACAGGCGGCGTTGTCGTCAAGATCGTGTCGCGATAAAGCGTGATAGTAATGCGACCCGTTGACGGGTCGCAATAGAGCAAGCTATCCGTCATTTGCTGAAGCATCTTGATTGCAGCAACACCAGCCGTATCATTGACAATGGTATCCGAAGCGAACAGATTTTCGCTGGCGAACGTCGCAGCGGCTCGCGTGAATGCAGGCAGATCGATAACGGCGGCATCAATACCGAGTGCCCCCCAATCGTTCGTCAAGATATCGATCATAGCCGAAGCCACGTTCAAATCATACTCATTAAACGACTGCACATCTTCGGCAAGTGAAAGCGCGTTCGGCATACGACGCACTTCAAATGCATAAGCCGCGCCGCTAACCGTAGACGGCACATTCTTCAGCACGATGTAAGCAATGCCAGGGAACGAACTAAGCGTTGTTACGTCTTCCGCGAATTCATCAAGGTACGGCTCACGGCCTTGGTCGAATGCACCGCCATGCCAGATAAAGCCGGTTCCAAGTCGTCCGTTGTCGTCGGTCGTAATGCCAGTGTCAATGCTGTCATGCGATGGGTCAATGACAACCTTTTGGCCTACAGTTCCGATCTGGTAAGAGAAGTCAAAGGTTGTCGTCAAAACGTTGCTGATTTCCGTCCTGTTCGGGCCAACGTCGCCAGACCACAACAGATCATTACCGGCATAGATGCGAGTAAGATGCACATCAGGACCAAGGCAGACGGCGAACATGATATCCATCGAATAGCCAGCAAGCGAAACAGTCACATCGGTTTCATGCTGAAAGACTGGCGTGTCTGCGAAAGGAATAACGAGGCTTGCCCCGGCTGGCACGGCAGCACCAGCAACCGAGTAGGGGTTAATCCCCTTGGATATGTCATTGTTGTAGCCAATGCCGCTTCCCGTAACCATGGGGATAGGCCGTGGCGAACCGCTGTCACCAGAGCCCCCGGCTCCTATAATCAACTGGTTAAAGTAAGAGTTGGTATTGTACGGGGCCAACATACTAGGAATGCCAAGCGCCTGCACAAGTCGGTCTTGAACAGTCGTCTTGTAGTACGGTTGAATATTGCCGTAGTAAGCGATCTTGGGCGATGAAATCTTGCGCGTGCCGAACAGATAGGGCAGCGGGTCGCCAGCGGTCGAAGTCGGCAAGCTGGTGGTCGGAACCTTGCTTGTGTCATAGGTCGTCGCTGTAACGTCGCGCTGCGTAGCCATGACGCTATGAAGGCCGAAGCTCTTGTCTTGCTTGTAAGATACGGCAACAGCCATTAGCCTACTACTCCCTTAGGTGGTTGTGCAGTTGAGCTAGCGGCGGCAGCATACCAGCGACTTGTATTGACCTTGTTTGTCTGCGCTTGGAACCGCGAGTTGATCTCGCTTAGGTCGGTCGCCAGCGGATTGGCAGTCGGGATAGCCATGAAACCCGAAAAGTTATCAACGTTGGCGTAGCTAAGGCACTGAGTGCGGGACAGATCGCAACCCGGCGCAATAGTGCATACCGTCACGCCATCTTCACGCAAGAACGGATAGGCAATCGTGACCGTGTGAACATCGTTGTCAATGATCAAACGTTTCTGCGAACCTACGCCAATCGTGCCGCTCTTGTACTTGTGGGCAACCATGGTGGCGTCAACGGTAAACACAAAATCGGTAGCGCCTGTAATAGTCGCGTCAATAGTGCTAGCGGCAACATTGAACTTGCAACGAACGTCACCAAAGATATTGTTGCACTTGTTGTCAAAGATAACTTGCGCAATGGCCGAATTGAATTCGGTTTGCAACAAGTTCTGCATACCTAGCGTATAGGTTTCCCCGCTCACGTCGTGCGATATACATCTGCCCACAAGCTGGCGTTTGAAACCGTCTGCACCGCGCTGTTGCTTGTAGATAGTGACCTTCAGCGTTGGCGGCGTTAGGTCTTTGCCGTAGGCCAAGAACAGGTCGCTTGACACACTCACGTCAACGTTGACAGTCACGGCACTATCAGCTAGCCCGCCAACGTCGGAAAGCCCGCGCTTGATCTGAATAGGCTTATACCAGTCGCCAGCGAACAGAATAGGCTCGTGGTTGTTCGTATAGAATAACGGCGCAACATCGCTTTCGAACTTGTATAGCTCGAAAGGCGAACCATCATGCGCCGATAAGTCTTGGACGAGGTAGGATGTCATTCGTTCGTAGTCCTAACCGAAATGTCAACTTGCACGTTAGTAACGTCATGTGAAAGCTTAATGCTGTCACTACCAAGACGGAACTGATTAAGATAGGAGATTTTCTTAATCGTGCCAGTAATGGCGACCGACGTTTGAATTATAGTGTCATTTTCGAGTGCTTCGGCACTAATGATCTTGTAATTCGTCACGCCAGTTTCGGTTTGCACCGCGAGGCGACTATAAGCAGGGAAGCCAGCCAAAGGCAAGTAGTCTTGATCGGCAACGCGTAGCAAGTCGCCAGAGATCGAAACCGGCATGAGATCGGCGCGGAAGGAGGGCATAAGGAAGGGCGCGCGCTGCCCCGCTGTCTGACTGAGAAACTCACGCCAGAAATCGAGCCCTTGGCCACGGCTGGCCAGGAACGAGCGGGTTCCGGCGACGACTGGCAACTTGAACGGGCTGAAAATCTCGGTCGGCTGGTCTGCGGACAAAGCCAGGACCAAATCGCCGCCCGTGAACAGATCGTTGGCCGGAACCAGGGGCCGCACGTCGAGAACAGGCAGGCCGTCGAAGGTTGACACAAGGCCGGTTGCTTGGCCTTCCCGCATAGGCGAACGCAGCCCTAGACCGTTCATGTTGACTGAGGCCGTGCCCGCAATCGACTGCATAACCACGCCGTTGCCGTCACTCCAATGCATCTTGCGCGCCGGCATGATCCACGAACCAGCGGGCATAGCTGCAAGCAATGGGGCCATTAGTGCCGCGCCGGTAGGGTTGATATTAGCAACTTGACCAACGTATCCCGTAAGCGCTTGTGGCGTGAGATAGTAAATGTAATCGCCGCTGCGAATGTCTGTTGTGGTCGGGTCATATTCGACGATCTCCGCGCCAAGTGCCGCCGCTTTCATGTTAGCGCCGTACTGCCATTGTGGAACCAAGCAAACGCCTCGCGAAATGGCCATAAAGTCGCGCATGAACTGGCGTCTGTCATCATCATTCAAGATAACGAAGGAAAGCGCGACATCTGAGTATGCGAATTGAGCAAGTGACGCGCGCTGTTCAGTGCTGTCATACGCCTGAATAACGTTGCTCACGTACGCCAGGGTTTCAGTGATCGGCGCTTCAGGCGGCATTCTCAAAGCAGGTAGGCCAACTGTTGTGAATACAGGCAGCATTTGAAAGTCAAACGCGAAGTCATGACGAATGCCCACAATGACCGAAAGCGCGTAAGTGAACGTGAAATCAGCAATGAGCGCCGGATTGAACGCGTAGTTAAAGAGGAAGTCAGCACTTACCGGCAATGGTGGTCCGCTGGTTTCAATCGCGAAGTCAAACGAAAAGTCGGTATGAATTGCGCTGTAAGCCGGGTCTATGTAGGTGACTGCCTCGCCTTCGGCAGTGACACTTGCCCCCGTGACAGACCATTTCGTTACCCAAGTGACGCCATCAGTATCTAGGTATTGGACGTTAAAATCTCTTGGGTAGTGCGAAATACCAACGCCGCTTAGAATAAACGCCGATATCTTAACAGCGTTGATGGCCTCGCCAGTCGGGAACTTGTAGGCAAAATCACCAGCCGCGCCAGAGACAACCCAATACGTGGTAAGGTCGCCGTCAAAGCCGTTCTGGATAGAACCATAAGCCGCCGCCGTTCCATAAGCTTTGGTGTAATCAGTGCAAAGGTTCGTGGTGCTCGGCAGAACTGACATAGCCAGTTCACCAAATCCCATATTAGTTGCGCCGTTATTGGCAGTAACGTGGATGCGCCAATCAGTCGGCGGTTGCGTTCCTATCTGGTAATTAAAGGTATAGTCGTTATGAAATAGTATCTTATAGTCGAATGAAAAATCTGCACTAATATCAGGGTGGCCAATCTGATAAGTAAAGCCAAAATCAGTTGAAACATTTCCAATAATATAGGTGTATGTGTAGCTGTCAATAGAAGGGTCTAGTTGAATACTTGAGTCATACTCTCCCAAGTTAACGTACGTAGACCCTCTGTCATCGCTGCGTTCGAGTTTAAACGTCTTATA